AGCATGTATATTCATATAATGCGTGCATAATATAAATGTAGTTTAATACATACGTAAGAATGTTAATACTTATCGTATTACATTTTGTGAATAAAGGTTGATCATATAACGATAACGATCAAATGTAACCACAGCATCACTAACATTTTTTGCTTTGAAATATCTTTTATTAACATCAAATACCTTAAGCCGAACCACAGATTCCATTCTCTTATAGTCACGACGTAAAGTAAACCAATTTGTACGCTCATCTATTTTCTGATCAAATTGATGAAGTATATTATCAAGATAATGATCAACCCTAACAATATTCTTATAATTTGTCTTACTTGTTGGTAAGTAATACTTATCGGGAAACAATGTCTTATAATCAATAACTCCATTACGATGTTCGTACCCTTTAACACTTTTAATGATGTTGAACAGTTTATTAGGTGGTTCATCCAATAGTGGTTTGAGTTTTATATTGACTTCACTAAAGACTGTTAAAATAATTAAGTTCTTTAGGACATTATTGAGAACCTGATCAAATGGTGCTTGTGTGACCATTTGTTGATAATTGTCTATTCTTCTTGAATTACTTAATTTAGTACTTGTGGGATATGATAGATTTGTAAATAACTCAACATCATTCCACGATAGACCGTGATAAGTATATTTCTTCTTTAAGAATGTATTAATACTAACTCCATTTTCACTATTTAAGTGTCCACTTGACTGAGTAATATCATCAATTACCATACCACTGTTCTCTCTCAACTCTAAAGCAAGTGCGTTGATTTTCTTATATGCCATCTTCCCTAAAACATCATCACCAGCCATGACTAAATAACTTTCTTTAATTTCCCTTCTGTTCATAGTCTTATTCATACCAGTTGAGAAAGTTCCATAAGAACACATAGTTGTCACTATATTAGTTAGACCATGACCTGTGGCAACACCTTTACTTATTTGATAAATAAGTCTACTTTCGGGTAAGACAATCCTTTTGAAAATCATGCCTGACATGACATAATAAAACAAACGATCAATACGAATATCATCATCAAAACATAGTCTTAGCATGGCGAATGCTGATACTATAGCTGGTTCATGAACCATACAATCATGTGATGAGAAATCAGCATTAATA